TGCGTAAGCTCACCTCCGATGTTACGAACTCCGTCCATGGTAAATTGATCACGGCGAAATTCAGTTCTCTTTTCAGTTCCACCACCAAACCATCCTTTCTTTTGTTTATCAAGTGTTAAAGACTTACTAGACTCCAAAACCTTGGGATCGTTGGCGCGGTATTCAATTTCATAACCATCCTTTCCTGCTTTAATTTTATAAGATGAGTAATCACCTCTAGGTAGGTTGATCATGGGCGCAGATGGTTGGGGTTTTAATAAGTAGCCTAAAACTCCTATATGAGCAACACCAACCAGTGTTCCTAATCCTAATGTAAACCATTTAAGCAAAGATGTCTTGCTTTTATCATTATTTTCTAACATACAGTCTCCTCTACATAATAAAAAAGACTCTAAATTAGAGTCCTATATGTTTATCTTTAATCCTCGTATATCCGACATTCGTCGGTTTCGGGGTTCATTTCGCAATATAGCTCTAGAGCAGTGGGATCGTGATGATCTTCTGGATGCTCCTTTTGATAGTACTCAAGCTCCCGAAGTTCTTCTTCAATGTGCCTTCTCTGCTGAGGAGAGGTAGTTGGGTTTGAAAGAATTTCTTTGTCTTTAGCAATGTGAGCTTCGATGTTTTCCATAATTACTTAGATTGTTTGTATTCAGAGAAAGAGGCATATCCTCTAATTTGAACTAACTGATCGTAGGCGGATTCTCCTTTTTCGATCTTTGTTCCTCCATCATAACACCAGGCATACCCATCGTCAACTATTTTCTTGTTATAACATTCTTCACCTTTATAGAACCAACCTAACATCCGGCCATATTTGCCATCCTTTTCGGTTCTAACTTCTAATTCTTTAGGATCACAACCAAACCACTCTTCTGCGTAGCTAGTTGCGTCTAATCCTAAAAGCTTTTCGTCTTTATCCCTAGTGCGTTTTTCTGGAGTATCAATCCCGGCAATACGAACTCTTTCTTTTTTGTATAGTCCAAAGCCGAGGTCTAAAATAATATCTACGGTGTCGCCGTCTACTACCTTAACTACTTCTTTGATTCTGTATTCGTACATTGTGTTTTTTCTTTCTTTAATCGAGAAAGAATTAACTTCGCATACGTTACATCTCCATCAGAGTAGTGATCAGGATATTTTTTTGCTATTTTTATCAGTTTTTTTGCTGCTGCTTTCGCATGCTTTCGCTTCATTTTGTCGTATTACCTCCACGTCTTCTATATATCTTATAAACTCGTTCACAATGTTACTTACGTCTTTGCCGCCTTGAGAGATCCACATGTCGCAAAATTCATAAACTTCACGCTTAAGCGTAAAAGCTTTACCCAAGATCTCAAGAGATTTGGCTCTCAAGTCCATTCGTTCTTTAGAGTAGCGCCAGTCGTTAGTCATGGGAGATGTATGTAATATACAATGCAAGATGACGGGATTGAACCGCCGACCGCCTCGGTGTAAACGAGATGCTCTACCGCTGAGCTAATCTTGCAAAAAAGGCTTACGCCTTAAGAAGTTCCTCTACTTTCTTCTGATCGTTATCAAAGATTTCAAGGCCTTTATCCGTAAGAATATGCTCATACATTTGCTCAAATACCTTAGGAGGCATTGTTGCAATTTCTGCTCCGTTATACCAAGACCTAATAGCTCTTTGGACTGATCGGATAGAGGCAGCAAGAACTTTAGTGCTCCTCCTATGCATGCAATATAGCTCAGAAATACTCCGAACTACTTCAAGGCCGGCAACAGATTGATCATCAAGTCGGCCTACAAAAGGAGAAACATAAGACGCACCAGCTTTGGAAGCTAATACAGCTTGAGAAGCACAGAAAATCAGAGTTACGTTGATCCTAATACCTTCTTCTGAAAGTACCTTGCAGGCAAATAGACCTTCTTTTGTGCAAGGCAGCTTGATTGTAGCCACCTCGCCAAACTTTTTAGATAGCCTACGTCCCTCATCGATCATCTGCCAATCAGTTCCAACGACCTCCATACTAATGTCTTGGACTCCGATGTCTTTGATTTCCTGATATACATCTTCTGGGTTACGTCCGCTCTTCATAATAAGAGTCGGATTTGTCGTAACGCCGTCGATGAGACCAGTGGCAAAGTGGTTACGAATGATTTCAGTATCGGCAGTATCTAAAAAGATTTTCATAATTAAGAAACGTGAGCAATGCCGATCATGCCGGCACCTTTATGAGGGGCACACCAGAAAGCAAAGTCTCCGGCTTCAGGAAAAGTTATGTCAAAGGATTCTCCGCCTGAAAAGGCAAGATCTTCATGAGACCACTCGGGATGGTCTTCGATAACAACATTATGAGGAGGAAGCATACCATTTACAAAAGTAACAGTATCTCCTGCAGAGATATTGATTTCAGATGGTTCAAAAACTAAGTTACCATTTGCCCCCATTGTGACTTCTGTAGCCATGGCAGGTAAAGCAAAGAATAATGACGCAAATATAGCTAATAGAAACTTCATTTTTCTAGTGGGTAGAATACATTACACTTATCCTAATGCTTGCTGTGGGGCATTTAAACCCAACATTCTGACAGTTTGTAATGGAGTAGGACAGGGGTCCTCCCTGAACATCCAAAGGGGGCTGGTTCCAAACTTGCAGGACAATGATGGCCCTGTTGCTGAGTGGCACCTTTGGTTGGGACGTCTCAAGTCCCTAAGAGCGGAGTATCGGAATCGAACCGACGACATCTAACTTGGAAGGATAGCGTTCTACCGCTGAACTAACTCCGCAGAACTCAAGAATTATACCATGTGCTTGAGTTTTTTAACATAATCGTAGGCGTAAACTTGACGCTTACCCTTAATGCCCCAACCCAACCAATAGTAAGCTGGAGTCATATATTGATCAACAGTCTGTCCGCTTCCTTCAAACATTGGAAGATAGCGTTGAAAAACACTCTCGTTAATCATATAACGAGTTTGGCCTTCTAGGCTACTTGGGTCGCAACCGTAAAATCTACAAAACTGTCCTAGATTCTCATACCTCTTTATTGAGGTCCACTGAATAAGACCATAACCACCGCTAAGGCAATCCCTGTAAGAAACTCTAGCCCCTCCCTCGCATATGTTGGGAATAAACTTGCTTTCCTGTTTAATGTTACCCATAATCGTTGCAAGAGCGTTACGATCTGTGATTCGGGTTCGGGATTGGAGTTCGGCAAGGACATATTGCTCTTCAGGTGTGCAATCAGGACATTGCCATGTTTTTTCTATTTCTACTTTAGGCTCAAATGGCTCTACGGGAATTTCTATAATTTCTTTTACACTACGAGGTGAAGTGAAAGCTAAAGCTCCCGCAATTCCTGCTGCTACAAAAATTTGTGAAATCAATTTAGTTCTCATAAAAGACTGATGCGCAAGAAAGGACTTGAACCTTCACGCCGCTAGGGCACAGGTACCTAAAACCTGGGCGTCTACCAATTCCGCCACTTGCGCATTACTACATAATTATATCAGGTAAGGCGCCCGGTGTCAACTAGAAGGGGATGGCTGGGCCGGTGGCCTTGGGCATTTCTGGGACTTCAGGAATCTCTACTACAGAGTCGATGATGCCTGGGAGGGCCTTAGTGATCTCCTCCATTACTACCGCTTTTGCGTTATCCACTGCGTCAGTGATGATTTTGTCTTTATTTTGATAAAGATAAACCCCGCCACCAACAATACTAGCGGAAACTACAAAAGACGATAACGCCATTAGATTAAATAAACCTTGCATAGTTCTAACAAGTGTTGCAAGAAACTTTAATCGAAAAAGACACTAATTAGCACCAATTAAAATTTATAACAACTCTAAATTTACTGTCAGTGCAAGTAACTCCTGTATGTCTTAGCTTATTATCAAATATTAGCATTCTGTTTGCGACGCTTTCTACTTTGATTTTGCTTTCTTCAAATAAAGTGTATCCATTGCAGGTATTAACATAATAAATCCCCGTAAAACCCGGGTTATTAGAATCAATATGAAAGCTAGTGCGCTCTGGATTAGTTCTTCCAACAGTTAAGTTTGCTTTTATCCTGTAAATCTC